TTCTGCGCCCCTACGTAAGTCCCTGCCGGTTTAGATCTGAGGGTCTGCGGGGCAACGGTGGTGTCTTCCTGCCAGCCCCACCATTGACCGCACAAAACAGTCGTGTATTCCTTCCATAAGACGGTCGAGGTGATCTTTTCCCAATACGTATCGCCCGCGCTTGCTGGTGGTGTATGCCCCAGGTTCGGAGTTACTTTAGACCTGTAATAGCTATTTCCTACAACGGTGGTCTCGTTCACTGCGTAATCGTGGATCGGGTCGTAGTCTAAGGTTCCTGTGGCATGACCAGATGCCTTAAAATAAATGTTAGTTGCAGAAGGGATGCCTGATAGATCTATTTCCCAAACGTCATGCTGATGGTACCCGTCATTGGCGAGAGACAGCGCCCCTGTAAGCAGGTTGGTAGAGTTGCCCGGAAGATAGGTGTCACTTATCAACAAACCGGTATCTGCATCGTGAGCCTGCACGGTAATCCAGTCGGCGCTGGATGGCTTGAGCCGGTATGCTACCCGTAATTCTTTCAGCTTATGACCGTGCTGAGCGGGTATGATATGGGTTTTGATACTGAAATCGCCGGTAGTAGGCGCACCCCATTCCTGCGGCCACTGTGGGTTGATATCTCTTACGTACGCCGCGTACTCGGCTGGATCTGTTACAAGTACCCACCAGCCGTCACCGCTTGACTGTCCCGGCTCCCGGCTCATGTTTTTCGGAGCGTAAGGATCGCCGTAGCTGCAATTGATTGACCTCCAGACGCTACCGTTGTGGGTGACATACGCATCTACCCAATATTCGTCGTAACCGGCATCTTCGGGATAAACATCTCCAGTTACCCAATTGGGAGGACGGCACGGAGTAGTGACCCCGCCAAGGTGAAACACCATGTCTTCATTAGACCGCAGCACACCGCTATCTTCACTGACCTCCATCAGCCCATGCCCTACGTTCCCGCCCCAGCCTCCCATCGGTCGGCCTGTAGCCTCGACCTTGCCGAGCTTGATGGTGCCGTAACCCGCCCACTCTCGCATGAACGGATATGGCATCCTCGGAGACGGAACGTTACCGACATCCACGACCCCTACTGTCTGAACTTCGTAGACCCCTGCCGCTTCCTCATTCCAAGCCAGCTCGTTTTTTCTCCAGCGAATCTTGGGAACGGCGGGAAGGTACTCCTCTGTCAGTTGTGTCATGGGGGAACTGCTCCACGGCACCGTGACTTGGTTCCCACCTGTAATCACACCGTCGCCAGCAGGATGCCCCCTGCGCGAAAAAGAGGTTGAGGCGTTATCGCTATTGAACTGAGTTCTGTAAAACGCTTCCCCTATGTAATAAAGACCAAGCCCCATCCAGAAAGAGTCAGTGACATTGGTGGCACATGGGTAGGTAATGGTGTGGGCTTCCTTGTTGTCCCACCACGGCATAAACAACTGCGCTTGCCCGCCTTCCACATACTGTATGGTTACTTGCTTTAGGGTGGTGTTTATCGTAGCTCCACTAGCTGCCAACCACCTATCAAAATTATCCCGACTCCAATCCTCGAAGAAGACGCTGCCGTTGGCATCGAGGTAGAGGTTGGTTACTCTTGTTTTCGTGGGGGGTGTGGTGTCCACAGGTACCATATCAGGCACCAGAACCGCCATTTGAAGCTGCGGTACCTGACTCGGCAACATCGCTGACGTTGATTCCATCCACACATCAAGATAGATAGAGGCCGCCGTCACTCCTCTCATATCTATGACCTTTAGGCTGTCAGGCGCAAAAGGAAGCCCTGTTGAGTTGCCAGCTACTTGAGCATCTGGTACAAGCGCATTTGTCGATGCGTCCTTTATGTAAATCTTAAGGTAGGTATTTCCTCCCGTCCCACGGTTCCGCGCCCTGAACAGTAGGTCGCCAAAGGTGTTCCCTTGGGTGCGAGAATATGCAGGGGATTGTGCCGTTGTGATCGTATTGGCACTCTGACCCCGTAAATACGACGCTACCTGATAGTAAGTACTCGACCACTGACTCCACGGCACACCTTCGGCGTAGTATATCTCGCCAGCACCCCACGTGGGAACGGTTCCGCTGACAGGCGCAGAACATGGTTCCCAGAACTCAGACCAGTTTGCTCCGGTAATGGGTTTATTGGTCAGCTTAGAGAGTGCGGTTTTCTTGGCGCGAAACCAGTTAGCATCCGACCCCATCATAACCGTCGGCCCCTGCATCGGCGCAAGCCCCCGCAAAACACCACTCTGATCGGTGCCTTGGATTACGGTGCCATTGCTTATTGTCCAGTCCTGAAAACCCACCCTGTCAATAGCTCCGTAAGCGGGAGCACCTGTAATGGTGAGAGGTCCAAAATCAAGGCATCCCGTCGAAGGCGTTGCTGACAGGTAAATGCTGAAAGCGACCATCGGGAAGTTATCGGCGTAGATATCCCCCTTGTGCACACCATCGTAATAGAGCGACACCTTTTGAGTTGCGGCAGTCCACTCAAACCTGAGAGTGTATATCTGTCCCCTAGATAACGCAGGCGTCACTTCAGAGTACTGTGCGCCGTCATATAGACGTTGCGTCGTACCACTCAGGTCCATACCTATGTATGCAGGTTCCCCGTTATAGAGAACCGAAACACCACAAAAACCCGATACGAAGCCGGACGACATCCGCAGCTTGAACTCTACTGCAAAGTTTTTCCGGTGATCAAAGAGCTGTTTTGACTGGATGCATCCCCACTCGTCGGCGGTACTGGACGGAGAACCGCCGAATCGCAGAAAGTCGCCCCCCATAAGGCCGTCATCCTGCTCTGTGGTGACTTGCCCTGTCGAATGAGGGTAGTCCAGTTGCAGCGAGTACCAATCCTCAGCCAGAGTAGTTCCGTCCCACCCCATGACCATGCTTGGGGTTGTATCGAGTGCTATAGGGTTATTTGGCGGAAGGATCGCTATTGTGCTGACAATCTCGTTGTCAGTTTCCCAAGCGTCTAAGGCTTTGCCTACCAAAACGCCGGATGCATCGTAGCGCCACCCTCTGACCCAATAAGACCGCCCCGACGCCAAACCGGAAAAGGTTATTCGCCCATCTGGATCCACACCGGTCAAGGTCACAGCAGGTGTACCGAACGGCTCCTTGAAATACTCTGAGCCGAGATAGAACCTGTCCTCGTACCCAGCCGCAAACCCTGATTGATCTACCAGCAGATCAAATGATGTAGGTGTTTGGTTCTCTATGCCTTTGATTATCAGGGCCATTTAGTTAGCCCCCACAAGCAGATCGGAGAATTGCAGATTGGTGAAGGTGTGACTGTTTTGGTTCCACGAACCCACACCGACCTTTACGCTGTTACCGAAGCCTGAAGGAACGGCCATGTTCCCCTGCATAATTGACCAAGTACTACCCTCGTCGGCACTCCGGTACACACTCCATGTCGTAGAGCTGGCTCTTACCAGCTTAATGAGTGTGCCGCTTACTGTGGGTGTATTTATTGCGTAACCAGCCACCCCCTCTGATGTGGCATACCAAGAGTAGTTGGACCCCTCGTCACCTACGCCTATCCGTACCCATCTAGCAGGATTGGTTGCGTCGATAATGGATATCTGCTGCTCTTGAGGCGACGCATTGCTGTTGAGGGTGATCCAGTTGGCGCGCATCTGAACCTTTTTACCAGCACTCCAATCTACCGCGTTCAACATAGGAACATAGGCCAACGTTTCCGCAGCACCCACCCACGCTATCTTGATCGCGCCGTTTGTAACGTCAAAATCGGTAGCGCGAGTGATGCTGACACTGGATACAGCACCTGTAAAGACTACAGGATTCGCAATATCCCACTTGCTTAGGTCGGTGAAATCGTCGGTTACTGTGAGTGCCGGTACTGATGTAGTGGTAGTTGCAGCGACAGTTGTAGTCGGCGCGGCAGTTGTTGTTACCTGTACAGTTGTCGTAGTCGGACTTACTGTAGTAGTAGGCCCACTAGTTGTAGTAGGACCAACAGTAGTTGTTGCCCCAACTGTTGTTGCCCCAACTGTTGTAGTGGGTGTTACGGTAGTAGGCACACTAGTAGTTGTTGCCGCCGAAGTCGTAGTAGGCATAGCTGTGGTTGTTGCCGCCGAAGTCGTAGTAGGCATAGCTGTGGTGGCTGTGACAGTCGTAATAGGTGCTACAGTAGTTGTAGTAGGACTAACCGTAGTAGTAGCCGCTAAAGTAGTTGTGCTAGGGCTAGTCGTAGTTGTGCCTAACAAATCAGTCCTAATAACAAACGTATAGCCCTGTGCAAACAATGCATCTTCCTGTGCTTGCGTAGCAGCTTCACCTACAAGTATTCCAGACTGACCGATTCTAGCATCTATCTTCCGAATTACTTCCTGAGTTAAATGAAAGGCAAACTCGCTATCGCCAGCGTGTATTTCAGCGAGACCTAGGTTGGGAGTCCAGTCAGTAGTTATCTGGTAAGAAGAACCTGCTACTGAAATTCCTGCGTAGTTGGGGCTGATCTTAATTTGGGTATTACTATCTACAGATATAACTCCGTAAATGGCAGCTACCCCATAAACCTTAAAAGTATCCCCAACACTAACCTTACTGAGCCAAGAAGTTCCCACCCCAGTTACTATATTTGTACCTTGAATTACAGATACTGTGCCTACCTGATACTGTGCCATACGAGTCTCCTAACAATTTTATACTAAAACAATAAATCATTTCACTCTATTATATACACTCTTTGGATAATAAATATTACTTTGGCAAGTACTTTTAACACTAATCCCAGCTAATTGCTTCTACTTCTTCTACTGTCCCAGCTAATTCTATTTGAGTTTTTAGGGCTCTGGCCTTTTGGTGTATAGCGTCGCCTCTCAAAGCCATAGTTATAGGTATCTGAACCATCTGAGATTTGTTTAGAGTTATTGTAGAGCTGCCCTGACAAGTCCATTCTATAGAAAACTCTGGGGCAACTTGAGCCGCCTGAACTGCTATGCTAATTCTTCGTATAGCTGCTGAGTCTGAGTCGAATCTTTTGCCTAGATAATCAAAGCCAGAGAGTTCTTCCCCATCTCTGGCTTTTTTGATTTCTTCCCATTTTTTAAGTTTAGTTTCTTCTAGGGTCGGTGGAGGTGCCCCTATAGTAACTGGAGCATTATCAATAATATGAGTGGCTCCTAAAGGGCAGTTAAGATAAAATTCTTCACCCTCAAAAGCTTGTAGTTCGACTGCCTCGGGGGGGTCTATTGTGTGCCTTAAGATTAGCCCATCACTTACTCGGTATATTGCTGCTTTTATCATCGTTTAGCTCCTAACAACAGTATATGTGACCCAGCACTTAAATAAGCAGATACGTACTGAGTATTCCCCGTGACCTGACAAGATGCCTGTATCTTGTAAACGTGCGTGTTTTGTGTAGGGGTATCCAGAAATGCCCCATTAAACTCAAGTATGCCCGGCATACTGGAAGAAACATATAAAGAGTCAGATATTGCTATTTGTATCTCTTCATAATTCGGAGGCGAGACTCTGACCAATCTGAGTTGTAAAGTTCCTGAGCTAGCTGCATTAGTAGAATTTCCATAGAACTTGATATTGCACATAACAATTTGAGAATAGTTAAGTGCAGTCATGTCTATCCCTTTGACTAGGCTGGTAGTTACCCATACTAGATTATTATCAGGAACTATCGCCTGATAGCCTGCCAAGTTAGCTACTTGCGGGAACGTAACTGCGCTCCCCTTAATCTGCAAGGTGTCTACGTAAGCGTCTCCGGTGTATATCTTGTTACCGTCTATAGTAGTCTCGCCGGGTTTTGTCCAGTTAGTTATAGTATTACTGGCTGTATTTGCTGTGCTTTGGGCTGCATCCGCTAAAGTTTTTGCCTTGGCAGATATTGCATTCAATAAAGCAGTTCTGGCATCATAGTAGTTTTTGAAGTTAGTTCTGAATGTCGCTCCGACTATGTTAGATGTAACAGCTAAATTAGTTAGTAAAGGAGTAATGTAAGTAGACAGGTTTGTATAAGCTGTTCCGTACGCTGTCTTTTCTGTAGTTATACCAAAACTAGTAGCCTGGGTATCATTTGCTGGTTTTTCCGCTACAACTACGTCCCACTCTAATTTAACAGATTGCTTTTCTACTGGCGTTAGTTTGCTGTCTGAGGCTATATCAGATAATAGACTATTTGCCGTTGTTGCATCTGCTAAAGCTGTTGCGGCATTGTCTCTCACGGTAGCTGCTAATGTTCCACCCACCTTAGCTACGTCACTGGCGTACACCATATTATCAGAGTCAGTGTATGTTACTGTGTTGAAGGCAGTAACCATAGAGACATCCCAGCCACTCTTCCATGTATCAATTGAGTAGTTAATATAACCAACTATAACGTTCTTAACTGACACTTTAGGGTGTGACCACACAGTGTCTACTTCCCCAATCCAAACACAAGAACTAACCCCGTCATGCCCGTAACGCACAGCGTAGTTTGCGTTCGCTCCCCCTACTATAGACGACGAGGTATTAACCCACCCCACGCTACTACTATTATAACCTCCGATCAGTACGGTGAAATGTTTATTAGCAGAGTAGTTGTAAACGTCCACCGAAAACTGGATCATCGTGTTTGTCCACAAAACCGGAAGTGCTATTTTGATAGCTCCTGTCACGCCCCCGCTAAAGGTGTATGAACCACCCACAGGTCTAGCTATAGTGGTTACATTACCGTCTGTGAAGTTTGCCATAGTAGCCGCCTTAGCTGCTATAGCGTTTAGTAAGGTAGTTCTAGCGTCGTAGTAGTTTTTCCAGTTAACCCTAAAAGTAACCCCTACTATTGCAGTAGTGGTTGCTAAGTTGGCATCAGACAGCCACGTAGGTACTCCACTACTCCAAGTAACACCAGCATTTAAGTAGTTAGCTAGACTTTGAAACGTGCTATCATAAGTAGTTTTTTCAGTTGTAATTCCAAATGAAGTAGCCTGTGTACCTATGCCCGCCTTTTCAGCAGCCACTATGTCCCACTCTTTGCGTACTGAGTATTTCTCGTTAGGAGTCAACCTACTATCAGAAGCTATATCTGTTAGCAGATTATTGGCCGTTGTAGCGTTTGCAGCCGCCGTGTTAGCTGTAGTAGCCGCCGTGTTAGCTGTAGTGACGGCAGTGTCAGCGGCGGTGTGGGCAGCATCAGCTATAGTTTTTGCTTTGGTAGCTATAGCATTCAGTAGGGCAGTTCGTTTATCATAATAGTTCTTCCAGTTAGTTCTGAAAGTGGAGCCTACTATGGTAGTAGTAACTGACAAGTTAGCATCTGAAACCCAAGACGGAACCCCGCTATTCCACGTAACACCTGCATTTAAATAGTTAGCAAGAGCCTGAAATGAGTTTATGTAGTTAGTCTTTTCAGTCGTAATTGTGAAGGTGTCTGCCTGAGTACTTATAACACTCCACTCTGCTGCAACAATATCCCACTCTTTGCGCACAGAGTGCTTTTCGGTGGCGGTTAGTTTGTTATCAGCAGCTATATCTGAAAGCAATGAGTTAGCTGTGTTGGCTGCGCTTTGAGCGGTGGCTGCATTAGTCAAGGCAGTAGCAGCCGTACTATTGGCCGTGGACAAGGTAGACGCGTCAGTGGAACTTATGGCAGCCAAAGAAGTAGGTTTGTCAGTTAAGTTATTATACCCCGAAGATGCTGCTCCAAAAATAACTTTACCTCTAAAAGTACCGCTGTTAAATTCAGGGCTGCCTGCTTTATCAATCTTCCAACCGGCACTTCCCGCAACATAATTACTACTTTGTATCACATTACCTATCTTTGCGTTATCTATATCCCCATCTTTTATTGCTGCTTTAGCTATGTAAACTGTTCCTTGGTCAACTATGAAAGGTACCAAAGGGGTAGCTCCTGGCCCCGCATCTACAATAGAAAATCTGTCAGCGAGTATCTCTACGTTGCTAGTTACTCCATCACTCCACAGACCTATCCCAGCGATCTTACCGTTGGCATCTACCTTCAACATCATCTTAGCACTTACTGCGGTGGTTATTGCTCCGTTTATCGCTGTGTTGGTTTGGACAGTAGTAGAATAATTAATTAGGGCAGAAGCCGTGTTGTTATTGGCGGTAGCTACGGCCCCCGAAGAAGCAGTAGCAATAGCAGAATCAGTCGCAACCTTTGTATAATAGCTAGACAAGGAAGTGGCCAAAGATGTATTACTAACGAGAGAAGAAGTAGCTCCGGTAATAGCGGTAGCGGTTGCAGAATCCGCCTCTGCTTTAGTGTAATAGCTGGATAGCGCAGTAGCTAATGAAGAGCTACTAACTAGTGAAGAAGTAGCTCCTGTAATAGCGGTGGCAGTTGCAGAATCCGCCTCAGTCTTTGTGTAGTAGCTAGACAAAGCTGTAGCTAAAGAGGAATTGCTAACGAATGAAGACGTAGCCCCAGTTATTGCTATAGCGGTCGCAGAATCCGCCTCAGTCTTTGTGTAGTAGCTAGTTAACGCAGTAGCTAGCGACTCGTTAGTAACTGACCCCGAAGTGGCCCCAACAACTGCTTGAGCTATTGCTGTATCAGCCTCTACCTTAGTGTAGTAATAGTCTAATGCTGCGGCTCTGGCTTGGGCTTCCCCAGATACCGCAGCAGCTCTATCCAAAACTTCTTGGGCCAGTCTATCTACCAGACCGAGTTCAGGCAAGTCTACTAAGTCTATCCTGCTACTAAGTTCAGAGTGCAGCTCGCTGTCTGTAATCTGCCCCGAAAGCATAGCGATAACATCTCCGACAGATCTTACCTCAACACTCTTCTCTTCCGAATAGTTTAAACTTAGAAAATCAATGTTTTCGGGGTCTTCAAAACTATCGTAAGCAGCTACCTTAACATAGTACACCCCATCATCTGAAGGGATAGTTACAGAAGTATCAGGCCCAACGCTAACCACATTACTTGCGGAAGGCGTGAAACCGCTCTCTAAAGATGCATTGATTACATAACCTACCACGTCAAGGTCAGGTGCCGGATTAAAGGTCACTACATAATTTTTTATTCCAGCTTCTAAGTTTATCATAAATTATCCTTAAGTTATTCTAGCCGGTACTGGGTTAGCTACTTGCAATGTTTTTGGAGCAGACTCTCTTCCTAACCTATCTACTGCAATTACAGTAATACTGAAAGTTCTAACTGGCCTACCTGCTCCGTCCACGTAATTTTGTTCGTACTTATAGTCGTAATGCTCATCATAAACCTTAGTGCTATGTCTCACAGAACCATCGGCATTCTTAATGGTTATCTGGTATTCCTTCAACCAAGAATCAGCCGTGGCTGTTGCTAGGGCACTGTCGGTAGCTAGATCGTTGAGATTGAAGTCAACTACAGCAGGCTTCCGCCAAGTGAATTTAGCATCCTTCCCCGCAAACTCCGTAGTATTTCCCTGCCCAACTAACTGAAGACCCTTAATGCCCTTTATAAATTCCGCGTTGTCTATATACGGAGTTATGTAGAGGGTGTAGTAAGGAGTAAACTCAGTATCTCTTAGCGCCTCGGCTATACTCTGTCTAGTACCATCTGTGTAAACTGAGATACAGATGAACTGGTATTCTCCTTCTACAGTTATCTCAGGAATATTAACCACTCCCGTTTTGTCTATAGATGTCTCAGAGTAAACTCCATTAATCCCATAATAGACTATAACTCCAGCCCACCCCAACTGAACAGGTTTTGAGTAGTAAACTCTAGCACCTGTCTTTAAGTTACCTGTAGAATCAACGTAGACGGTAGATTCAACAAGCACATTCTTAACTGACCTCTTGATGGTATCTAAGCTGCTGTAGTTAGGCATCACTATAATTGGTAGGTCAGTAATGTCATCAGCGTCTGTGTAAATTTCATCAAGGTACTCTACACAGGTAACTTCTATAACTTCGTCTTTGTCCCTTTTAAGAGAGATTATTTTAAAGGGCTTTACGGTGTTTGTAATGTCACCTACAATATACAAATCATCCTTCGCTGGGGTATTTACAGGAATCTCGTCTAATGTAAACTCTCTGCATAGACCAGTATTACTTGGCGTAACCGCAACTATCTCTGGAGACTTACCTTTACAAACTAACTGTATAGCATGTAAAATAGAAACATCAGAGCTAATTTCTACATCATCGCTTACAGTTATTAGTCTAGTCTCTGCATCATAACTTACTACCCTTCCACCAAATCCCCACTGAGGAACGTCGTGCTGCACACCTATCACGTCCCCTACCGTAGACAACAATCCATAAGTAGAAGTTTTAAAAGAAACAGAAGTAGTTAAGAGCTGACCAACCCTGAGAGCATATTTAGCAAGTGACTTAGCTTGATTCTCTTCGGTAACGCCAATCAACTGCAAGGTCTTTTTGCTTTCTTCCTTAGTAACATCTAGCTGATAATCTGGATCTTCAAGTATCAAGGTATCCTGATCGTAGTCCTTCTCTTTATTATTGAACTGGACTTCATATACGTTAGGAAGTTGCTTGAAAGACATACCTGTTTCGACATACTCTTTAACATTACTCATGTTAAAGAGTTGGCTTATAGGTTTGGGTCTATCAATGTCTATGAAAACTACCCCTTCAGTGTAGTACAAGGTAGCTCTCATCGAAGCACAAATAATAGTCAACCATTCGATAGCTGTCTTGGATTGGTCTATTACTATGTTTAGGCTGAATCTTGGTCTGGCGGATTCGTAAGCAGGGTCGTTTATATCAGTTATTACGTTACCTTCTCTCGTTACCCTAGCGTCACAGTACTGAGCCATTATGTAAAAATTGGCCAACATTATTCCGGCTTTAGAAGGTAAAATTTTAAAGTAATCTTTAAGGCCATACCTAGAGTTAGTTATCAGATCGTACAAGCACCACACAGGGTTGTCAGTCCACTGCTTGTCTGGTTGAAATTCCCCCGTAAAACTGCCAGCCATGTACCTTCTAGTTCCATTATAATTTACCGGAACTTTGACCTTAGTACCCTGAATTATGGACGTTACGTTAGGTAAACCCCCAGAAATGTATTCAGTAGCTTTTATAGATAAGCCCATTAAGGCTGTGTGAGGGTACACTAAAGATTCATTGACAACTTCCACTAAATCTTTTACGTAAACAGAGTCTTGGATAAGAAGATCGTCTATGTTAGATTTAGTCTCCCTCACCACAAGCAAATCGTAGGTAGCTACTTCAGACATTGGCAGAGCTACTGAATATTCTAAGGAAGATTTGGTCTTTCCTTTCATCGTAGCTGCTTTGAATTTTTCAGTAGTACCGTTTTCGTAGTGAGTTGTGAAGAATTCCTCGTCTGTCTTTTTCCAGTAGATTTTTAAATCTACTGAGGTTTCTTTTATATCCCCGCCAGAACTTTTATAAAGAACTGGCGCGGTGAAGTTAACAATTACTTTATCTACTGGTATACTAGTGGTCATTACAAGACCGTTGATATTTACTACTCCAGCAGGGCTTATAGAGCCTTCGGTGTCATTTGCGACCAAAAGATTATAATCGGTAGAGTTACTTACTTGATTAAAGTTCTTCATTACGGGACCGGTGTCAGAAGATATAACACCAGCTTCCTGTATTGTATACTTAGAAACGTAGAAGGCTTCTGGAATATATTGTATCTCCGGGCTGTAAACCCCATCTACCCAAGAGTTATACTCATAACTTAGCATTGCGGTTTCTACTACTTTTATTTTATAAACTCCAGGATTGACGAAATTTACAGTAAACTTTTTAGGCGGATTGTTTTTCTCATATTTAGCAGTGAAGTCGTAGAATTTTGTGTAGTCGGAGGCATCTGAAGCTAACTTATAGTACACCCTAAAGCCATAACTTATAAATAATATCTTAGGCAGAGATACCCTAGACAATTGTAATTCAACGCTGGTAGCCGTAGTCTCTAGGGTTCTTTCCCAACCTGTTGCGGTGATTATAGCTTGTGTCTCTGGGGTGACTACGCTAGTGGCGTCCACAGCAGTTACTAAAGCGCTAGAAGGTGCGGGTTGTAATTTACTACCGTACCTGTAAAGTGCCTCTATGTCCGAGGAAGGAAATGTGTAGGCTCTCCTTCCGTTTATCTCTAAAGAGTTTGGGTCGATAGAATTGATTTCGCCTTCACAAAGACCTAGTTGAAGTCTTAGCCAACTAGTGTTTCCTACTGCCCCAGTACCTATAACGTCATTGTACGCGTTCAGTATGTGCCCACCTACACGATGAGTCCCATAAACAATACCTATCGGAGTACCTAAGACGGTAGTATTTTTGATGCCAGAGAAAGTGTATGTAGCGGAGGTATTGTTTCCAGAGTCAAAGGTTGGTAGCGATGGCGTCCCTGCTATGAGTTCACCTACCCCGCCTAGGGCCATACCAGCGCCCATCAAAGCAAGGCCCGGACCCCAAGTAGCTCCCCAGTTGAAAAAGCCAATAGCCATTAGAGCAGCACCGGCAATGATCCTACCTACAGCACTTTCTCCATAAGGCACATCACAGCCTACTTCAAGTACATCTTCAGAACTAACCTTCCGGTGTATTTCTTTTACATCTGTTATGTATTCTCCATTTAATTTAAAAGAAGTCTTATCAGCTTCCTTGCCGTTATCTGATACCAAAAATACATGCAATTGAGGATAATCATTTAAAAGACTCTCTAACACAGTCCTTAGAGAATCACCTTTGACCTCTATAGTTTCCTGAAAACTTGTATATTTAAAAAAGTATGGATCAAATTTAATTATCATTTTGATTATCCTTGTGCCTGAGTATGCAATGTACTTTGCCATACCACTGACCGCTTTTGTAAGAATGCACTGCTGTGCCTATTTTAGTGGTATGTATGAAATACTCAGAATCTATTATTACGCCTAGATGCTTAGGAATTCTGTGTTCAATTAAAACTACTACATCGCCTTTCCTCGGAGAGTCGGGTATCTTAAAGAAACCTTCAGACTCATAGCGGTCAAGTATTAGGTTGTCTTTTAGGTTAAACCAATCCTCAACATAATCAGCGTCTGGAAGGTCTATTCCGAATTCCTTAGAGTAAATGAGTTTGACCAGTCTGTAGCAATCAGCACCTTCTCCGACGCCAGAACCTCTAAACTTATACGGAATTTTCAAATACTCTAAGTAATTCATGTTAGAAATTTATCCTTCTGGTTTGTGTAGGAATCCCAGGGAAGCCTCCGAACCTAGCCTCGTTACCCTTCTGCCTACAGCTATCTAAGTCTTTAGTGCAGGTACTCTCAGCCCCCGCGTACATGCAAGTTTCTGGATCTTTGAATCTCCAGTAACACATGTGAGTGAACCTTCGTCTAGGAATTTTTATACTAAAGTCGCACACAGGGTCTAACTGAAATTGTATGGTCTGGTCTGTAGCAGTGTAGCTGTCAATTATAAAAGAGTCTTCTACGCAAGACAAAGGATCTGGAGACTCACCTGAATCCAGAAAACGCTCAAAGACAGTCTTAACTTCTACACGAATTCCCCTTAAGCCTTTAAACTGTTGTAAGTAAGCCTGAAAGGTTCTCTCTGGGTTTGCCACAACAAGACTTGCTTTACTTATTTCACCGGTTCCAGTCATCTCTATACCATTAAAAATGACTGGAAATTTTATGTAGGTAACTCCATCATAAATTACATCTTCATTTGCATCTACTATGTTTATGCTGGTAGGCTCAGGAGTCGTAGGAATATCAACGAAAGTAATTAGATGGTAGAGTTGGCCTTGTTCTGTTTTAGTTGTTTCTTCTCTAAATAATGCACTTAAGTCTCTAGCCATAAATAATCATCCTTTGTTACTATAAGAAATTTGTAAGGAAACCTTTTAGCAGCTTCTAGGTCTGCCTCTGAAGGTTTGCAATTATAAGGATGTGTGTGCCATATAGCAACCACCGTAGCACCTGAATTTAAAAGACTAAACCAACTGAACTTATCAAACACAAACGCATCTTTATTTCTTGATACATTTGCAATCTCAACTGTGGTCCCATCTTCTAAAATTACCCCACACCTTTCGCTTACTAAATTTGATAGTGCTTGTAATTTTCTAAGTGATTCCTCAGAAAGCATTACAGAACCTCTTCTAGTTGAACATCCAAGGAGTACAGAGGAGTCTTGAAGTTGTGTGCGAAACTCTTAGCAGCAAAGGCTTCCATTTTAAACCTCACAGTGAACTCTTCTTTACTTACGGGGTCCGTCCATTTAAACGCTGAGTAAGAACCTTTTCTGGCTATGTAAAAATCCTTCAAAGTTTTGTACTGAGTATCTGTAAGTGCCTTGTAGGAGAAATCGAAAGTTTGTTTAAGCCTACCTTTAGGTCTGACTTCCTCAATCCCGCTGTCAGACACAAATGAGATATTATTACTCTTAATTCCGTAAGAAACAGGAAGCGAACAATTGGGCATAGGCTTTCCTGTAGTTGTGTCGGTAGTTGGGTACGTTTCCATATTCTCTCCTGTCTATGTCTTTCTACTCTATTATATACAAAATGGTTCGGTATTTTATTACTTGAGCAAAGAAAAACCCTACTAATTTTTCGTTAGTAGGGTTTATTTAATTTAACCTAAAGCCATTTTTATAGTCTTTAACGTAGAACCCCTCTTTATAATATCCAAGTTGATTACGTTAATTATTTGAGCGTCGGTGGTCTGAGGAATGTCATCAGGATTTACTACGTTAACTATTTGAATCGTTCCAGCTAAACCACTCCCAGAAGAACTTCCGCTGCTATTAGAAGAACCACCTACCAAACCACCCGTAGCCATTTTCCTAATCTTACCCATGTTAAGGTCATCCATGAAAGTAACTCCCAAGGATCTTACTACATCAGCCTTAACAACATACTCATCAGGCATTGCCATAATAGGCACAGAGTCAATTCCCGGAGTTCCACCTACTACACGACCTCCTTCAGCGAACGCGGCAGGAGATAACCCATTAACCAAGCTAGCAGAATTGCCTCCAAGTATGTTAGAATTAATGGGAGCGCCACCTCCATTTTTGGGAGTAGAACTAAACAACCCAACCAACTGCTCTGCTGCCCAAATAACCATAAGTTTGATGTAGTACTTCTGAAGTTGCCCAGCAATGTCCTGCATTACTTCCCCTAAAGTTTGCCTGAAAGACTTCCAGCTCCACTCTAGTTTGGACAATTTGCTTATAGATTGGTCTAGCAAATCAACCATCCCATTTAGCCCAGTGTTTGCCACATCTAAGCCTAATTGTTCTGAGTTGCTTTTTACATCCCCCATTCCAATAAGACCTTGAGAAGCACCTTTCTTGAAATTTGCTACGGGGCCAGTCTCAGCTTCTTCCTTTCTTTTCCTTCTTATGGTTTCTTCCAGCTCTTTAATTTCTTCTAAAGATTCTGTTATAAGAATGTATCTATTGAGCTGTTCGTCCAAAACCTTCTTGTCTATGTCTGTCTTAACCATAGCAGCTTCTAAAGTTGCTATCTCAGTCTGATAAGCTTTGGCTTTGGATTCTGTGTTAGCTATCTGTGCGTCTAGTATTCCAAGTTCAGCTTCTCTTATTTCGGAAGAAGTTTTGGCTAAGTCTTTTTCCAGCTCTAGCCTTTTGGTAGTATTTGCTAGAAGTTTGTCAGCGGCTTTTACATCTTTGTCAGAAGTGTAGAGTTCTTCTTTCTCCTTCTTCTTTTTAAGATCTGGAATTTTAGCATTCCTAAGATCACTACCGTCGCTGGCTAAATAACCTTGAGCGTCCACGACCGGATCTATACTTCTCGTATAGGCGGTAGGGTCACGTTTAATAAGATCCTCGTATTTCTTTTTGTTCAGCTTTCCTTCTTCTGTTTTTGGAAATACGAAGGGGTCTGGCTTAGAAGGATCGTACTCAGCGCCTATGTACGTAGCTTGTTTTATGTTCTGTTCTTCTTTAAACGCCTTGAGGGTTTCTACAGTTAAATTTCTGATCTGCTCCTGAATAGCCTTCTTCTTTTCTTCATACAGAGCAGGATCGGTTTCTCCTTTAATGTCTTCCATAGCCGTAGCTAGTTCTGTTTCGAGTGACTTTAAAAGTTTCTGCTGAAGTAATTTAGCGTTGTCATTTCTGAACCTACGCGCTGCTTCGTCTTGGTCAATCCCAGTAGGCCCGTTGTGGTTAAAACGATCACCTATACCCGGAGTTGGCGTCTTCTTGGTGTCAGACTTAGGCATCTCGTAGGGCTTACCTTTTTTCATAGTACTGAAATTAAGGTCGTAAATGTCGTAAGTAGCATTGGGGTCTGTAGGCTCCCAACCAGAACCTGCGGCTAGTGCTGTGGAAGCCCTATCCATGTTGTCACGGTTGTTCGGGTCTGCACTGAACTGCGCCTTCCTATCTTCTCTCTTCTTATTGAAAATTTCCTGTATAGTCTCTTGATTAAGAACCTTATCACCAGCCCGTAAAGGATACCCTCTTTTTTTAAGTGACGCTAATGCCTCTCTCTCCTGCTTGTCATAC